ATGCCATTCATTAATCAATCTCCACGGTTATAGAACCATTGGTTATAACCTGTACCGATCCAACACCTGTTGATCCCTGCAATCCAGCGGTCGATGGTGTCGATATATTTACAAACTCATTACCAGTATAGACTTGAAGTGCCTCTATACTTAGATTCCAGATGATGTCTCCAGCCTTAAACTGAAGCTGAGACAGCCTGTCATTGGTAAATTGTGGTGTTGAACTAGGGTCAAAAGCATTTAAGTTTAGCTCTATAAGCCTAACTGTTTTGTTAAATATATCAGGCGTAACCCCTTGAGGTCCCGACATTGGAAGCGCAGTGTTAAGTATCTTGGCCATTATCTACTTCCATTAGGTTGTATATCTAGCCGTGTGCCTCCAATCCTAAAACCTACATCTATTCTTTCCACACTTGTGCCATCATCATCAGATTCGAAGCGAATAACAGCTTGTCGCGCTCTTGCACGCATATCTATTTTGCTTGTTGTGCTTGTAAAAGATGTTGTTTGATCTGTGGTAAAGCTATTTCCTGGATAGTTTCTAGTTTTAATTTGAACGTTTATTGTCTGGTCGGAACCAGATCCCTGAAACTTAACGTCAGGAATAAATCGTTTTATAAACTGAAATTCTTCTCCATCGCCTATGTCAAAGTCTGCGCTTTGCACATACACATTGTCCATTGGCTGGCCATCGTTGTTATATCCAACCTCATGACTGTACAAATAAGGTGTATCGCTATACTTACCGGCAGCAATGGGCTGAGAGAATATGCCTTCGTCAAGCCAAGCTGTTCTAGAAAGCTGACCAATTGACCATGTATTTTCAACGTAGTTAAAGAAGACGTAACGATCAATGACTGTTTGACCAGAACTACAATAGAACCAACCAACCTCGTCAAACTGCTTATTAAGTATGCCAAACACTTGGAATGCTTGACCTTCTTCAAAGTCATCAAAAACATAAGAATGAACTGTGCATGGGACAGGAGCGACAGATCCGTTGTAAGTGTAGAAGCCTTTTCTATCCATCCAGAATATGCCGGATGGTGAATTAACAATAGCGTTAGGACCAATTAAGCTGACACCTTCGTTAACTAGGTTCAGGCCAAAGGTTAAAGGCGGTCCTATAAACTGAAGGCTATACAGCGCAACGTCAGTCCATATTAAAGTTTCTTGTCGGGCTCTTACCGCACCAATAATCTCAGATCCAGCAGAGCACCGAAGAGAACCAGCAGTATTAGTAGATGTTGGCTCCCAATCAAATATGTTTTCTTGATCGGAAAAGGCAACAAGTAATGGATCTATTTTGCCGGACCTAACGCCATTCTCAATAGGATCTGCACCTAACACTATGGCATGTCGGTCAATGTCAGATACTATTACTTGGAGCCCTTTGGTTGGAGCTAAGTTTGACCCAGTTAAAGAACTTAAAGCTACCGATCTGGTGCCAAGACCGTCTGATTTGTCCCAATAGTAAACGCTACCGGCTCGAGGGTTTGATATTAAGTCTTCACCGAAGTTATCCATCGACCAAAGTCTAAGCTGATTAGCGTCAGTAAGAGAGCTTGTTGAGCCCCAGGTGCCAGTTCCCCAGCCGCCAACACCCCAACCTGTTCCGTCTACAAAGACATCAAGGCCGGTTGTTATTTGATAAGCGGCTACGGTTGAAGAACCTCCGTTGCCAGTATCGCTAGAGTTAGCCGTAACTGCATTACCATCTGTATCTTTTGCAATAATGGTGTAAGTGTTAGACGTTGGTACAGATTGTATTTGATACTCTTGATTTAACACCGCTGCGGTAATGTTCCCACCCAAAGAAACTGCATCAGTGTATGTAACAAAATCGCCTACGTTAGAACCATTACTAGAGTCTGTAACAGTTAGCGTTGAAGATCCATTTGTTGCGGCAAAAGTAGCGGCACCGGCTGCACTGGTACGTCTTATAGGCGTTACATCGTTGTATGACGAGCCTTCCTGAATGTACAGCTTGTATCGAGTTCCTAACCCAAGAAGCTTTGTGCCGTCTAGGTCAACCCAAGCATGAAGCTTTCTACCAGTTCCTTCATAAGAAACAGATATATACTTTTCCCAACCGCCTATCTTTTCTGCAAAGCCTTTCCTAAAACGTACAAGATTGCCATCAAACCAGCCACCTTCTGCGGTATAGCTAGTGCCTTGTTTGTTTATACCTGGGTTAAATAAAAACTTTTGTAAAGGCATATCATCTAACCTGGTATTCGCCAGACTTAATCATCTGACAGATTTCTAATGCACGATCCCCCACTTGAGTAGCCCAACGGCTATCATAGAACTCGTCCCCAGCCTTATCGTAATCGCCAATATCCATGTACCCAAGTGCCTTTACAAAGCCTCTGAGCCTTGTTTGACCCATGTTAAAGGACATATCAAGCATGGCATCTTGACGCACACTATCAAGATCTTTAAACCAATCGTACTCCCCGATCAGCTCTTCTTTGCACCGTCTAATGTCATTACTTAATAAGTAATCTATTTCATCATCAGCAAGGCCAAGACCGGAATCTGATATGTTTCTGCCAACACCAATCGTTTCGTAACCCGCAGAGCACATGTAGACCTTATCTCTAACGCCCTCGTGCCTTTTTAACATTTGTACAAGTCTATTCATTAGTCATGCTTATGTGATGCTCCGTAGTAGAAGCTGATAATAGAAGAGACGATACCGCCCAAATACCCCAGCACAAGATTAACAATCCCGTCATCATTCGCAGCGGGGTCTTGTAGCGTAACCAGAGCAATGTAACCTCCGAAGAAAAGAACACAAGCAACCGCGATAAATTTAGGCGTCCAATCACCTTTAAAAGCTGACCTAGCATGTTGTACATCCTCCGCTTCAAGTGCGAATACATCTACGTCTAACTTCTTCATCTGAACCTGAAAGTCTAGTTCAGCCTTTTTAATCTCAGCCAATTGCTCTGGGGTAGCCGCTTGTACTGCATTCGCAATACTTTTTTCGTCGGGCTTACAACCAAGCACACTGGCAATAGTTTGTGCGGCAGCACCGCCTAAAGGCCCACCAAGCGCCTGACCAATGGTAGGTGCAACTGCTCCGATTAATCCTTTGATTGCGTCAAACTTCATTGTGTTAGCACCAAGCCAACAATAGCTATTAATGAGGTAATCATGACCGGGTAGATCCCCCAGATCATACGCTCTAACTTATCAAAGCGTTGTGACCCAGAGTCTAGCCGTTCTTTAATAGACTCATACCGCAAGGCGCACTCCCGTTCGTGTGTTTCGATTCGTTGTAACGCCTTGCTTGCATGAGTCTGGGCCATTATTCTGCGCCCGCCAAAGCTTGATCTACGGGTAGGATCGCGCGCAACATTTCTTCGGTAACTTTCTTATTCTTGGTAGAAGCTTCTTCCGGTTCTACCTCTTCAACCACTTCGATTGATTCGCGTAACGCGTTTTCACGAAAGCCAAGAGCAACTTGTAAGTTAATGCTTTGCTGTTGTGCAGCAGCAATCTGGTTCTGTAGCTCACCAAGCTGCTTACGCAAGTTAACCACCTCGACGTAGTGAACCTTGGAATCGTTGCCTAACTCATTAACGTCATACTCCTGATCGTCAATGGTTAGAATAATTGGTTGTTGTTCCTGTTGTTCGCTCATAACTCCTCCTAGTTTAGCGGGTTTGATAGATAGTCCATCCCAGACCAAAGATCATCGATTTCAGTATCTATCTTTTTTAATTTATCCTCAATGCGATTGCGGTCACCTTGACCGTCTTTAAGAGAGTTTGTTGCAACTTCCGCCGCAGCGACAACACCCCGCATAGCTTGAATGTCGTTCTCTAGCTTAGTTACTTTATCGCCAATTAATAATAACTTACCTTGTTGTTCTGCGATAGTCTGTAAATTTACACCTAAAGCTGCAAGTTTGCCTTGCAGTTGGCTGACATCATTTACCTGTAGTTCTTGCTGGATTAACTCAATCTCGCCTTTTAGGTCTTGCTCTGCGGTCAACAGCTTTTCTTCTATCGGCCCCAGCTCTGGGATGTCGAGGGCTTCTAGCGCCTCTAGCCGACTGTACAGGCTGCTGGCAGTCCATACCCCACCGCCTAATGTTGTAGCTAGGGATAGCAAAATGGCGATATATACGCCCTTAAAACTGACTCCGCCTATTGTTAACTCTGTATCTTCTAGGCTCATGGGTCACAATCTTCTTCGAACATGAAGCACCTATAACCAAGTTTAGTTGGCCCGGTAAGATAAAGCTCGCTTTGCGCTCCAGCGGTCAACCAATCTGATTCGCTAAGGTAAAAGTCCATATCAAAAGAGCCTTGTTGGCCGTTAATATAAACCGCATTCGCACTGTTGGTGCCTGCATAACTTAGCTTGACCCACTGCTGATCCTGAGAAAATGTCAACGTACCCAAATCCGCGTTGCTGTTGTTGTCCTCCGCACCTTGTTGCAGAAAGGCAACGGCAGATTCGTTATTTGCTACGCCAAGATAGGCTGAAGCATTGTTGCCATGCTCTTCTATGTCA